GATGATGTCTCCTTGTTCACACGCTTCTCTATACTCCTCAAGTTCTTCCAAGATGAAGTTGTATACAAACTTCCATTCTTTTTCTTCGGGTATTGTGGGTTCATAGTTGTTAGGTTTGTTCATTAAATCATTAAACTCTTCAACCTCATCTACAAATGGAACACTTGTGAATAATTCTAATTGTCTACTCATAACTTGATTATAATAAATATTTATATTTTATATTTGATGTCCTCCATTATTAATTTTCAAGCTGTCAAAAAATTCTTTACGAGCTTGATTATCATTTTCTCTAAACACACCTGAAGCTTTAGTTGTGATCATAGCAGCTCCATCATGTTTAATACCTCTACAACTAACACAATTGTGGGTAGCTACTATAGTAGTAATTACTCCAATATTCCCTTCACATACTTTATCTACTCCTTGATGGATAGCAGCTGTGAGTTGTTCTTGAATTGCTCCTCTACGCCCAAAATGTTCTACAATTCTATTTAGTTTTGAAAGACCAATAACTCGTCCTTCAGCTCCAGCTATATACCCAATATGAACTACACCTTTAATTGTTTGGTGATGATGTGAACACATTGAAGTAAGTGGAATATTACGTTCAATAATAATACCATCATACCCATCACTAGGGAATGAAGTTATATCTGTAAATCCATTATATCTACCCGCCCATAGATCATTGACATATGCTTTAGCTACTCTCATTGGGGTTTCCATTGAATTAGGATCATTTCGCCAATCACATTTTAAGGCATCTAAAAACTTACCAAAATGTTCAGCTGCTTCTTTAATCATTGATTTTTTTTCCTCAGGACTAAGAGGAGTTGAGGAAGATGCTCCGTTAGCAAAACCAAAAGGAACACACTCAATATCAGTATGGAATTTTCTTCTATTGTTAGTCATAACTAATTTTTAGGTAAATATAAATAAAATTTTTAAAAAGGCCAAACTTTATAGTTTATCTTTAAACAATATAAATAGTTTTTAGATTTCTATTATACCCATTATCATCATCCATACCATATCCAATATACCAAGGATCAAACACAGAGTCAGTATCTTGTTTTATAATATGATAAACTTTAGGGAAATTTAAATTACCTTCTTTATACAAAGCAACTACTGGGGTTAGACTTTTAGGTTCTTTAACTTGTAGGAATTTTATAACAGCTCCCATAGTATTTCCTGAATCAAGAATATCATCTACAATATAGACGTGTTTTCCTTTAATTTTGGTTTCAAGGTCTTTAGTTACAACTAAATCACCTTGCTTACGTCCAAAATAAGATTTACATCTTATAAAGTCAATTTCAATAGGGACAGTTATTTCTTTAACTAAATCACTAAAGAACATAAATCCTCCATTTAAAACACAAACAAATACTATAGGAGTAGAATCTCCTCTATGTTCATCATTTATTTTTTTAGCTAAGATTTTAATTTCAAAACTTAGATCTTTTTCACTAATTGCTTCTTGCATTTTACATTAATTCTTGAATTTTTCTTTTACCCTCAGCTAAGTATTGAAATTTACCTCCTTGTAAGACAGCCATACTAGGGTGTAGTTTAATATTCCATTTATGTCTTAAATTAGGAGCTTCATCTGATTCTACTATATAGATAAGTTTGTCAAAACTATTAGCGAAATCTAAAATTTCAGGCTCTAATTCTCTACAAGGACCACATCCTGTAGAACGGAAAAAAACATATATTTGTTCTCCAGAAGAAAGATCTTCTTCAAAAATTTCAGGTATATAAGATTTAATCATTTTTATGTTGACTAAATTTTAAAGTAAATTTATTATCATTATAGATAATATATGAATTATTTTCAATCCAATCTCCACAATTTATATAATTTTCTTTTATAATTGGAGTATGAATATGCCCACAAATTACTCCTTTACATTTTCTTTTTTCAGCTTGATATTGAAGTTGAGATTCAAAACTGGTGATAAATACCACAGCATTCTTAACAGAGTCTTTAAGCCATTTACTAAGAGATTTTGGACGTATTTTTAATTTACGTCTTATTTTATTTAAATTTCTATCAAACCAAATAGCTAATTCATAACCTACACTACCTCCTATAGCTAATAATTTAGACATTTTTACTACACCATCATAAGCATCTCCATGTACTACCCACCAATTTTTAAATTTAGCTTCATTAACTATTCTAATGTTAGCAAATTCTAAAGGAGCATAATTACGTAAAAATTCATCATGATTGCCTGTTACATAAATTACTTCTGTTCCTTTTTTAGAATAACTAAGTATTTTACGAATTAGATTAGTATGGCTTTGAGGCCAATAGTGACGTTTTTTTAATAACCAACCATCAATAAAATCTCCTACTATAAAAAGTTGTTTAGGTTGATATTGCTTTAAGGTGTTAAGGAGAGCTTCAGCATTACATCCCTTAGAACCTAAGTGAATATCAGATATAAAAAGGGCTTCAACTTCTAATTTAGACTCCACGTTTAGTATCATAGGCAATTATGTGTTCTCTACCTGTAAAATTATATCCTTGTTCAGCGCACATCTCAATTACTTTAGGATAGATTTTAATTAATTCCTCTCTATTGTCTCCAGCGGGCATAACCCAAGTTTTATTTTTGGGTATATTCATTTCAACTCTAAAGTCTTCAATTTCTTTAAGTGTCTCCTCAGTTCCATCCCATACTGGTTTATAATGATAATCAGTATGATATTCCATCATTTTCTTGATGGCTTCACGATTGAGTCTAAGACGGTTATGAGTTTCGATAAACTTTTCATCCACCACTTTACCACCGGGTGTAAGAATACCAACACGAGGGACAGAGTTATTAAACTTAGGGCTAAAGGATATGAGACCAATTGGATAATCAGTGGGAATGAAGTGCGAACCTTCTGTTTCAATCGTAATTGTAATATCCCTTTCATTTGCAAAATGGGTTAATTCATTTACTAAAGCTGAATGCATTGTAGGTGAGCCACCTGTAAGCATCATTTCCTTGACATAGGAATATTTGTCATAAATATCTATAATGTCATTGAATATAAATGTTCCTTTTTCAGGATGGATTGAAGTATACCAACTATCACACCACCCACCTTCACCAAACCAGCAACGATGAGTACATCCAGTTGTACGAATGGCTATAGTAGGCATGCCAGCCCTACTACCTTCACTTTGAATACATAAATAAACTTCTACTATAGGAAGTACTTTATTATAATCTTCAATTCTATTACTCGCCATAAATTGCACTATTTTTATTGTGTTCCATAAACTCTACTTTAGTAACTCTAACTCTATTATCAGTCTCAGCTTTAACAAAATCATTAATCTTATTAAAGACAAACTCAGCAAATCTTTCAGCACCAACATGAGGTATAACTCGAAGTTGAATTAAACCATGATGATCCATAGCCTTCCAACCTTCAAGATATGGATCATCCTCAGCAATTAAGGTAGTATGATCAAACATATAATCCATCCAAGCTTTAGGATTCATTCCATCAATAGTTCCATTAGCTCGTTTCATGCCTCCAAAATCCCAAACCCAATTTCTTTCATCAAGTTCACCTTCAAACCATACTTTAAAACTTACTCCATAACCATGTAGGAATCTACAATGAGTTCCTTCAGCTTTCCATTGACGAAACACACAACTAAATCCGTCAAATACTTTTGTTGATTGAAATTTAGGCATTTTTTAAAACTTTTTTAACATGTTTAACTACATGATCCCAAGTAACAGGACCTGTCTCATCTGCATACTCAACAGGGTCAGGACGACCAAGTTTCATAAATGCTTCAATACGTTCAACGGATGAAGCTGATTTATAATCACTAAACCATTTATTGTTGAATGTTACTTTAATAAATGGGAGAGTAAATCCTGGGATGTAGATTGGTTTGTAACTGGTGTTAGTCCGCTTATAAACTTCGTCAAATTCAATAAAGAGTTTTTTGCAACACTTTTCTCCATCTTTTAAGATATCAAATTTATCCATATGAAGATAAGGTGTATAGAATTTAACTCGTTCCGCTTCCCAATTACCTTCAATAAATGCTTGATGGTCTATATTCCTAAATTCTTGCCTACAATCCGGGTAAATAGCATGGTCTCCAGCATGAATACCCATTGCTATATAAACATTAGTTTTATGTTTATTAGCAATACTTAACGCTACAGCTTGAATAATAGAGCTAAAAATCTTATTACGATTAGGAACAACTGTTTCCTTCATATTCTCTTGTTTATAGTGACCTTCAGGTACTTCATTTCCACCTTCTACAAGAGTACTATTAAGCATAGGAGCTAAACCATCAAGTTTAATAACTCCATATTTTACATTTTGTCCATTTTTATTCAAATAGTCTACTAAATCTTGAGCTCGTTCAAGTTCTACTCTATGTTTTTGACCATAGTCAAAAGACAGTGCTGTCACTTCATAGCCATTGGCGAGTAGATGAAGCAACAATGTGGAGCTGTCCATACCTCCACTTAGTGACAATACTGCTTGTTTTTTCATAAATTATTTATTTTTCTAAATGTTTCTACATTATGTTCAATTTTTTGATATACTTGAAAATTAGTTTTATCTCCAATTACATCATCAATTTTAGTTTTAGGTTTTTCTAACAAACCCCAATCATTATACAATGTACCATCAAAAGCCGCCATAATAGGATTTGAAGTATCTATAGTTTTTATTTGTTCAATTCCTTTATAATATAAAAATTCTTGTGGTACAGAACAACCTAAAAGGTGAATTTCGTCTGATCTATTTATAGCTTTTAGTTCTAACATTTTGCTAATTACTAATAAACGACCTAATGCCTTACCTATATCTCTATTGGGGTGAGGACACATTTCAGTATGATAATAATCAGCTCCGTATGAAAAAGCTATTTTTTCATATCCTAACAATTTATAGGTATGATAACATTTAACAGCTTCACTAAATGATTTACCTTGAACTACAGCTACTTTTTTTACTCCATCAGGGAGTTCTACACGTAACCATTCTTTAGCATTACGCATAGATTTGATAGCATCTTCCCATACATCTGGGATGATAAATTCATTAGGTTTAAGTTCATTTACCCAATATATTAAGCGGTTAGTGTTATATGCTTCACCTAATTCATGGAGTGAATTATCCATTATAATATACCGTCCTTTTTGTTTTGCTTCCCTAAAATATTTTTCATAATCAGGATACAAATCTAAAAGGTGTGGGAGACAATAATCATAGTCATTAAACCAATTGCTGGCTTCTAAATAAGCTATAGGAACTTCATGTGATACTTTCATTAACTTTTATTTTTACGAGGACGCCCTCTACGAGGTTTTATAGTTTCAGGTATATTATATTTACGAAATTTTTGTTCACAATAAATATAAAAATCTTTTACCTCACCATCAAACTCTACCACATCTTTATCAAAATCTTCTTCAGTCATACGAAATGTCTTGACAAAATCTTTTTTTAATTGAGTGAGATTTTCATTTTCATATTTTTCATGATCTTCACGTAAGCGTCTACGACGTTGAAAATCCATTACACTTTCTTCACAAAAACGTTCATGATCACCAGGGTATTTTAACCTTTTTTGTTCTATTTCCCATTCACAATATTGAATCTGCCAAAAATAAGGGCTAAAATTATAGTCACCATTGTTAATTTTGTCCCATAAAGATGAGTCTTTATGGAGTGGTTTATTTTTAGCGGACCATCTTCTCCACCAAAGAAATTGATTGTATTTAAGTTTTTGAAGTTTAGATAAATTCTTTTCAATAACTTTAATAGGATGCATTTTCTTGTTAAGATAAGATAAGGCTTGGCAAAAGCCAAGCCTAAATCTTTTTAAATTATGTAGAATTAAAACTTTTTAATTTTCAGGGTTAATATTTTTATGTTGGTCTATTTTATTTAGAATAGTTTTTAAAACATCATTAGATATTAAATCTAACATTGAGGCATTCTTTAAAATGCTAATTAATTGGAAGATTATAAATGGTATAATAACAGTTTCACTTAACCATCCTGCTCCTATGTAAGCACTTTCTATACTTAAAATAGTGGTTAATAAAATAATCCAGAAAAATAAAGATTTAAGAACTTTTAGGGCTTTATAAGTTTTGAATCCTTCACGTTTGGTACCGGCCCAAACACCAAAAAATCCATCTACAAATAAAACCCCTACTAACGCCATATATTGCTCAGCGTTATTAAGAGTTACATTCATAAAATATGAACAGATAAAAGAGAGAGTTGTAGATAGTGACAAGGCAAGAATTGTAAGTAGGTTAGTTTTCATGTAAGACTTTAAATCGGTAATACAATATTTCAGTTTACAACCCTTCATTCCGGTCATACGTATTTAAGTTTTAGATAAAGTATCAGGTAAAAACTTAATAAATTGTAATCCTATTATTTTTCTATTAGGATCACCTTTATCAGAACTCATCATAGTTTCTTTAAAAAAATCTATATCTGTTTTAGGATCAGTTGATAAAAATTTTATAGTAATGAAATGTTCTTCTTTACCATCATTTCTGGCTTTATTTTTTTCATCAAACTTTTCTGATGTAATATTATTAACAATTGTTACTTTTCGAGTAGCTCTGATTTCATCAATAACATCAGTAATATTAACATCTGAATCTGTAACTAAATATGCTGTTATCCTATAAATAGGTAAAGCTTCCATAATTAAGTCTTTCAACTTAGCCATATTAATAAATATTGAAGGGGCTCATAGGAGCCCCTTCTTTTATTCAATTTTTTAAATTATTTATTTTTAGCTACAACAGACCAAATACCCCCAATTAATGTTAAAGCTGCTCCTGATAGTTCAGTGAAGGTAGCTTCATCAATGATTCCTCTGGTGATTAAAATACCACCAGTAAATGTTAGAGCATGTCTAATAATTCCTAAAATTTGTTCTTTTGTCATGATATAAAAAATTTTTATGGTTTATTATAAATATATTACCCATCACAACTTACACATTCTACAGTACGAGATCCTAAATCTCCTTTAATAACACTATCTGTGCGAAGATAGTAAAGTGTTTTAATACCTAATTTCCAAGCTTCCATATGAACTTGATTTATCCATTTTGGTGAATCTGTTGGGTCAAATGAAAGATTTAATGATTGAGTTTGGTCAATATATTTTTGTCTAATAGCAGCTTGTCTAACTAATTCAAGTTGATTTACCTCGCTAAAAGTTAAATATACTTCTTTTTCATCAGGTGATAATACTTCGTCTGGTAGGTTTTGAACAGATCCATTATCAACTAAAATTTGATCCCATACTCTATCTGTGTTTTGTCCTTTACTTTCTAAAAGAGTTTCTAATTCTTTATTTTTTACAATAAATGTTCCTTTAGCCCCATTAAAAGTATAGATATTAGCTGGGATGGGTTCAATACCAGCTGAGCAGTTTGAAATTCTTGAGTTAGATACAGTAGGAGCAATAGCAATCAAATGAGTATTTCTCATACCTGTTCCTTTACACCATACAGGTTCACCATATTCTACAGCTAATTGACGTGAAGTAGTTTCAGCTTTTTGTCTAATATCACTAAATATAGTATGTGTCCAAGCTGTAGAAGCAATTGAATTAAATGGTAAGTTTTTCTGTTGTAAAAATGTATGCCAACCCATTACTCCTAAACCAAGTGCTCTACCTTTTTTAGCATGACGATGGGTTCTAATAAGTGAATCTTTACCATTACTTTTATCAATAAACTCTTGCATCACACCATCAAGGAAACGAACAGCTGTTTCAATTACATCTGTATCTTTCCACTCATCATATTTGGCTAAGTTAAGTGAGCTTAAACAACAAATAAAACTATGTTCTTCATCAGTATGGAGTGTGATCTCAGTACAAATATTAGTCATACTAACATCTAAGTTATTCATAGCATAGGCTAACGGATTATTTTTGTTAACACTATCCTTAAACATAATATAAGGTTCACCTGTCTCAACTCGAGTTTTTAGTATCTCTAACCATAAAGACATAGTTTCACTATCTCTATCATTAAGACGCTTCATAAAAGCATCATCAATAACAACACATTGATGTAAGTTAAGACATTGTCTGTTTGGATCACCTTTTGGTCTACGAATTTGAAAAAATTCTTTAATATCAGGATGATTAATGTCTAAATTTACAGATGCTGCTCCTCTACGAACTGATCCTTGATTTGTAGCTATAATTGAAGAATCATAAATTTTACACCAAGGAACTACACCTTCACTTTTACCATTACCAGTAATGGCAGTTCCACGAGGTCTAATTCTACTAACTGAAATTCCAACACCACCTCCAAGGGCTGTTAGTTTCATCAATTCAGCATTTGTTAAACCAATACCTCTAATAGAGTCAGGTGTATCAATCCCAAAACAAGAAATAGGCAAACCTCTATCAGTTCCAGTATTAGATAGGACAGGGCTTGCTAAACCAATCCAACCATTCCAAATATACTTAAAAAACTTATTTTCAAGATCAGGTCTATTAATTCTTGTGGCTACAGCATGAGCTACTCTTCTATATGCTTTTTTAGGTGTTTCATCTGGGAGTAGGTAGCCTTTAGATATAGTAGCTACTCCTACTTCATCCATCCATTCAGGGTAATCTTTTCCTTTTACCCAATTTGTTGTATCTATAGTTATATTTCCGTCCATTTTTAAAATATTGATTCGTCCCACTGTAAATGTCCTTTTGAGTAATTAGTTACTCTTGAGGCAAAGAAGTCTGTGTGTTGTTTACCTGCTGATAGAGAGTCAAACCATTTCATTCTTTTAAGAGCGTTGGTATCAATTCCATCAATAATAGATCCATAACCTAAATCTCCTAATTTAGTATTAACTCTATTTTTAATAAAGGCAACTAAATCATCTTTAGAACAACCTTCAAGATCTCCTAATTCATAAACTTTATCAATAAAATCAAGTTCTAATTTTAGAGATAATAAAGCTGCTTCATTTATCGCTGCTTTGAGGTCCGGAGTGTTGAGGTGAGGATTTTCTTTGATAAGTGTTCTGAATAACCAACATCCTGCTTCGGAGTGCATTGATTCGTCTCTAATAGACCATTCAACAATTTGGCCGACCCCTTTAAGTTTATTTCGCATTTTAAAAGATAATAAGATGGCGAACGAAGAGAATAAATTAACTCCTTCGGTAAACGCCGAGAAGATAGCGAGTGATTTAGCAATATCTTGCAAATCATCCTCACCATCGAAATTATCCCTAGTAGACATAAGATTTTCAATTTTAGCCATTGTAGCTTCATCCTCGAGAAATTCCGAGAAGTTGTCAAGTCCAAGTGTTTCATTTAATAAAGAATATGCTTCAGCGTGAATAGTTTCAAATGCTCCAAATGTGGTAGCCATCATGATAACTTCAGGCTTACGGAACCATTTAGTTACAAGACCACTCCAATAATCATTTACAATTGTTTCGGTTTGAGCAAAACCTTTTAATATAGAACCAACTATATTCTTTTCTGTTTCTGTTAAATTTTGTTTCCAGTCATTTATATCACTCATCATTGGCACCTCAGTATGAAGCCAATGTGCTTGTTGTTGTTTTAGCCAGTAATCGTGTGCTTCAGGATATTCGAATGGTTTATAGACGACTCTCTCCCGCAAAAGATTTGATTTTGCCATTTTTTTGTTTGTTATAAGCTAAGTTGAAAAAATTGTTGAGCCAAAAGATCTCTGTCTAAAGTATTAAAATCGGTTCCTTCAATTTTTCTTACTGGTGTTTCGTTA